AATACGTGTAGGTAAGAATGAATCAATATATAATTATTTAATGGAACATCATCCAGAACTAGTAGAAGATGAATACTTCAGACCACATGATACAGCTGTAATATCAGTACCACAAAAAGCTCCTGAAGGTGCAATTATGAGAACAGAATCTCCATTCCAATTATTAGAAAGAGTTAAAAAGGTTGCAATGGAATGGATCAAACCAGGACATAGAGCTGGTTCAAACACTCATAATGTATCTGCAACAATTTCATTAAGAGATCATGAATGGGATGCAGCTGGTGAGTGGATGTGGGATAACAAAGAACATTATAATGGTTTATCAGTATTACCATATAACGGAGGAACATATACACAAGCTCCATTTGAAGATATAGATGAAGAAACATATGAACGAATGATGGGATCATTATCAAAAGTAGATTTATCAAACATTGTTGAAGAAGAAGATGAAACAGATCTTAAAGGTGAATTAGCTTGTGCTGGTGGAGCATGTGAGATAGTATAATGGGCTGGATTGAAAAATTATATTACGGATTTCCAATTTAATTGTAAAAAAGCTGCCAAAAGATTTGGTACTTTGAAATATTTTTCTTATCTTTATATATAAATAAAAAGTAAAAAATATGACAAAAGCGCAGTTACAGTCAGAATTATATTCTGCAAGATTAGAGTTAGAACATGTAATTAAACAGTTACAGTTTAGAGTAGATTTCAATGATATTAAAAAGTTAGAAAAAGACCATAGTGATGAAGATCATGATATGCAATTTGCTAAAAAAGCAGGAGCATTAGAAGCATGGAATTCTATGTCTAACAATGATATAAGTATTGCTATAAAAAATCTAACAAAAGTTGTAAAAGATTTGGAAAGTTGCAAATAAGTTATTATATTAAATAAAAATAAAAAAAATGGGTTATAAAAATTCAAAACAATCACAAGCAAAAGTAGAACAAATTTGTCAAGGATTTGACTGGAATCGAGTAAGTTGGAGAGATAAAGAATATCTTACTTCAATGGTAAATGATACAATATATGCAAAATCATATAAAGATACAGGTATGTCATTTGACCAATCATATCCAAAGGCAGATGATTTTGTATTGTTTAATAACAAAGATTCAGCTGATCAATATGCTTCTGAGTTTTATCATTCGAGTATGATGTCATCACATTTATTATATAATCATCCTCGAGGAAGAAAGTATTGGTTAGTTTGGAGTTATTCAGGAAAAGCTTAGGATTTATGAAAAGTTTTTCTTATATTAAATTAATAAAGGAGATAGAAGATGGGAAAGTATCAATCAACTAAAGTATTCGATAATTATTCAGTAGCATTAAGACAATGGAAAGCAGCTCATTCTCATTGTGAATTATTACATGGATATGCTTTAAAATTTAAAGTATGGTTTGAATCTGTAGAGCCAATGGAAGGTGATCAATTAGATGAAATGAATTGGATTATGGATTATGGAGGATTTAAATCTCAAGACGCAGAACCAACCCCAGGAAATGGATTAAAGGATTGGATGAATAGTATGTGGGACCATACATTATTAATTGAGAAAGATGATCCTTATTTAGATTTCTTCCAAGGTGCAGCAATGGAAGGAATAGCTAAACTAGTAGTAATGGATAAAATGGGAGCTGAATCATGTGCCAAATTAGTATATGATAAGTTTAATGATGTAATGTCCAAGACTGGTGGTGGTAGAGTAAAAGTAGTTAAAGTAGAATGTTGGGAAGCCGACCGTAATTCATCGATATATAGTGAATAAAAGAATAGAAGATTATAATAAAGTTTTACCTATATTAGAGGTATATAGATGTGTCCAATCCGAAGGAAGTAGGTTTGGTCGTCCTACAATTGCTGTTAGAACAACAGGTTGTACTCATAGATGTTTCTTTGGAGAAGGTGGTTGGTGTGATAGTTGGTATACTAGTATTCATCCAGAAAAAGGTACATTTTGTTTTAATGATATAGTCAAAATATATGACGAAAATCCACAAATAAAAGAAATGATGTTAACAGGTGGATCACCAACAATGCATCCAGCATTAATTAATGAAATAACTCATTTTGCTCATGAGAGACAAATAATAGTTACTATAGAAACAGAAGGTAGTCATTTTGTTAATACTGATTATCCAATAGACTTATTATCTATTAGTCCTAAGTTTTCAAATAGTATTCCTAAATTAGGAGAAAAAACACCAGCCGGAAAAATAGTAGATGAACGAATGATAAAAGTTCATAATAGATTAAGAAAAAATACAGAAGCAATAAAAATGATGATGAGATTTCATGATGATTATCATTATAAGCCAGTATGGGATGGAACAGAAGAAAATTTAAAAGAAATTGAGGAATTAAGAGTTGAATTAAATATTCCAAAAGGAAAGACATATGTAATGCCAGCCGGAGATACTAGAGAACAATTAATTAAAATGTATCCAATAGTATTTGAAATGGTAGCAGAGCATGGTTATAATATGACAGGAAGAGATCATATCATAGCATATAATACACAACGAATGGTATAAAAAAGGAGAAATTATGAAAATGAAACCTATAGGAGATCAATTATTGTTAAAGCCAATAAAAGAAGAAACAAAATCAGAACATGGATTAATATTATCTGCTAATTCATCTACATATGGAAAAGCTGAAGTAATAGCTACAGGTGTAGGTGTTCGTACAATGACTGGAGATTTAATTGAAATGTCATGTAAAAAAGGAGATACAGTATTATTACCAGTAAGATTTTTATCAGGCAAAAATGGTAATGAAGTTACATTAGATGGAAATAAGTATGTATTAGTTAGAGAATCAGAAATAGCAATGAAATCAATATGAAAGAAAAATTAAATATAGAACTAGTAAAGTCAGGTTATGCAAACGGAGCAGCAGACGGCCGACCTTTAACAGAAGAAGAAAAACAAGCAATGATAACAGATGCAGCTCATGCATTTGGAATGTTTTTGGATGCATTGAAAGTAGATTGGCGAGATGATCCAAATTCAAATAAAACTCCATATCGAGTAGCTAAAGCATATGTGAGAGACTTATGGGCAGGTAGATATGAAGCTCCTCCTGCAATAACAACATTTCCTAGTGATGGATATGATGGTATTGTATTTGAAGGAGGTATTCCATTGACAAGCATGTGTTCACATCATCATCAAACTATTATGGGAGTTGTACATGTTGCGTATATTCCAGGTAAAGATAGTCATGTGATTGGATTATCTAAATTGAATAGATTAGTAGAACATTTTGGTAGAAGAGGTGCAATTCAAGAACAATTGACAGTTGCAATTCATCATGCGGTAAATTCAATTATTGAAGATAATAATGGTGTAGCAGTTATGATTGATGCAACTCATAATTGTGTACAATGTAGAGGAGTTAAACATGGTGGTGCAAGTATGAAGACAAGTAAATTAACTGGTGCGTTCAAAGATGATCCTGCTACAAGAAATGAATATTATGAATTTATAAAAGGTTATAATTAATGGAGATATTAATACCAGAATTTAAGATAGAAAGACGTGTAAGAGCGATGGCTCATAAAATATCAGAAGAACATAAAGCTTCTGGTAATTTGTTACCACCTGTAATGATTTGTGTATTAAATGGTGGTTATGCATTTTTTGCAGATCTTATGAAAGATATGGGTATTGATGTACAAATGGATTTTATTAGACCTAAGTCATATAAAGGTAAAGATAATTCAGAAGGAGTTAAATTTACAAAAGAATTAGAAATACATTGCAAAGGTAAAAGAGTTTATATTATTGATGATATAGTTGATACAGGTAACACAATGTTTGAAATACTATTAAGAGTTAATGATATGATGCCAACCGATGTTAAAATTGTTACATTACTTAAACGTAAAGAAAATAGTCCACCAGTAGATCATTTTTGTTTTGAAATAGATAAAGAATGGGTGGTAGGTTATGGATTAGATGATAATTCATTGAAAAGAAATTATAGAAACATTTATAAAATAAATTAGTATGCATATAGGAAAAGAATGGTTATGGATGGATACATTAGCCAAAGGCAAAAAAAAATCTAAAACTAAACAACAATTACCTGATGCAAGAAACCACCAAATAATTAGTTTTATCAAATCAGGAATTAGAATAATAGGATATGCTTTACTACCATTTAATTTGGTAGTCTCAGTAATTTTCCTTATATTAAGTGAAATAGTAGGAATAATAGAAGAATTAGTTTAATGTATCAAGCAGTAGCATATCAACGACGTACAAATACAGTACATATATGGGATGATATTAAAGGTCATCTTAAAATAAAATATAAGCCATATGCATATGCAAAGAATCCTTCTGGTGCATTAACAACATTAGATGGAACTCGTGTAGATAAAGTATGGAACCCAGATTCCGAAGCTCCTGGATTATATGAATCAGATCTTAACCCTGAGATCAGGACATTAATAGATCAGTATACAGATTCAGATGAAATATCTACAGGTCATAGAACATTGTTTATTGATATTGAAGTTGATATTGAAAATGGATTTCCAACTCCAGAAGAAGCTCAAAATGAAATAACTTCTATTGCAATTTATGATGAAGCAGGTGATCAAAGATATGTATGGATATTAGATAAAGAAGGAGTGGTGCCATCTCGTAAAGAAGGTAATTTTGAGACAATATCTTGTCCAGATGAAGCTTCATTATTATCTAAATTTCTAATAACATATTACGAGATAATGCCTACTTTAATTACAGGTTGGAATATTGACTTTTTTGATATTCCATATCTTTATAATAGAATATGTCATGTATTAGGAGAAAAACAAGCAAGAACATTATCTCCTATTAAAGATGTTATTTGGTTAAAGCATAGAAATAGATATAGAATATCTGGAGTATCATGCTTAGATTATATGGCATTATATAAAAACTTTACTTATAATGAAGAGTCAAGTTATTCGTTAGAAGCTATCTCTCAAAAAGAATTGGGTAAAGGTAAAATGAAGTATGAAGGTACTTTGGATGATTTATTAAAAAATGACATTCAAGGTTATATCGATTACAATATGAATGATGTTGACTTGGTTTGGGAGATAGATCAAAAAATGAAGTTAATGGATTTAGCTCGTGGTATATGTCACAAAGGCCATGTTCCATATGAAGACTTTTTATTTCCGACTAGATATTTAGATGGTGCGGCATTAACATATATGAAACGATTAGGAATTGTAGCACCTAACAAACCTAGACATGATGAGATAAAACAAGTAGATCTATTAGGAGCATTCGTAAAGGCACCAAATCCAGGTAGATATAAATGGGTATATGACCTTGATTTAACATCTCTATATCCTAGTATCATCATGACACTTAACGTTTCACCAGAAACTAAAATAGGAAAGGTTGAAGATTTTGATGGACATAAATATATTAAAAATGTTCCAATGGAATATTCAATGGGTGATGATGGTTGGGAATCACCAGAAAAATTAAGATCTTATTTAACAGAAAATAAATATTCTATTGCTGCTAACGGCGTTGTATATGATACAAATCAAAAAGGTTTTATATCATCTATACTTGAAAAATGGTTTGCTGAAAGAGTTGAATATAAAAACTTAAGAAAAAAGTATGAAAAGGAAGGTGATCCTGCAAAAGCTGAATACTTTGATAGATTACAATTAGTAACTAAAATTCTTCTTAATTCATTTTACGGAGTATTAGGTAATCCAACATTTAGATTTAATGATCCTGATAATGCAGTAGCCATTACAAGTACAGGCCAACAATTGATTAAATTTACAGCAAACATTGGAAATAAATTTTATACAAGAGAATTAAATAAGAAAGAAGATTATTGTATATATACAGATACAGATTCAACATTCTTTTCATCATTACCAATTATAAAACATAGGTATCCAAAGTTTGATATTACAGATGAAAAATGGATGGCAGATAAAACAATTGAAATTGCAGATGAAGTACAGGATTTTATAAATAGATCGTATGATATATATGCTGATAAGTTTCATAATGTAAATACTCATAAGTTTGATATTAAGCAAGAAAATGTTGCAAAAGCTGGTTTATGGATTGCAAAGAAAAGATATGCTCAATGGATTATTAATATAGAAGGACATACAGTATCTAAACTAGATGTCAAAGGATTAGATGTTGTAAGGTCTTCCTTCCCACCAGCCTTTAGAAAATTTATGGCTGAGGTACTAGAAGATATATTAAATGATATTTCAAAAGAAGAATTAGATGAAAAGATTCTAAACTTTAAAGAGTACATGAAAACATTACCGTTAATTGATGTCATGTTTCCAATTGGTGTTAAAAATGTAAAGAAGTGGCAACGTAAAGGTGATGGAATATTTGCAGTAAGAATGAAAGGAACGCCAGTACATGTTAAGTCAGCATTGAATTATAATGATATGTTAAAACATCATAATGTAAAAAATGTTCGAGAAATCATTAATGGCGAAAAAATAAAATGGACATATCTCAAGGCCAATAATATGGGCTTAGATACAATAGCAATGAAAGGATTTGAAGATCCACCTCCAATAGAAAAATTTGTGCAAGACAATATAAACTATAATAAAGTATTTACGTCTGCATTTGCTAACAAATTAAATGATTTCTATGGAGCAATGAATTGGGGTAAAATCCCAGAGAATAATAATTTAGGTAAATTTTTTGCATTCGGCTAATAATAAATAGGAGATAAGATATGGAAACATTATTAACAGTGCTAATTACATTAATGGTTGTGGCTTTACTAGGTGCAGGTATTAATTTGGTTAGGTTGAACCGAAGAGCTGATGAGCTTGATACATTAAAATTAGAAATGATTGATCTTCATGATAATCTTAATAGATTAATTGAAGATGTCGATAGAAACTTAAGTCGACAAATAGACGATTTGCAAAAAGATACTTTAGACCGAATTGAAAAATGGGTAGCATCAACAGATAGAAGATTTGATAAGACTTATAATGATATTCGACTTACAGTAGGCAGATTAAAAACATTAGATGAAACAATTAATCCAAACCAGGATTTTTTGAAAAATAAGTAATAAATGATTTGGTTGTTTGCAAAAAATTTACTATATTAAATTAAAATAAAAAAGTTATGTACGGAAAAAGTTATTGGTATGGAAAAGAAGTAGAAGGTAGATTATCTGATATAGAAACAGTATTTGTTAGAGGACAAGTACCTAAAAACTATAAAGATTATCCACATATCTATTTTACAATTGAATATATTGAAATGGCATGTGTTCATGGTAATTGGGATGAAATACATAGAATCCTAGAAACTAAACAATATGTTACAATAGAAGCTAATGAAAAGACAATGGAGAAAATTCCAATGTCTATTTTCAATAGAGCACATGTTATATATAGAATACCAGATATACATGTCGCAAAATTAAAAAAGACAGATACATTATCTATAGATGCTGGTTGGTATAGAGTACACCAGATAATGAAATGTAACTTAATGGAAATTAATCCAGATGATTATAAATTTGATAGAATAAAGGAATAAAAATATGAAAAGAAATCTATTTTACTTTGGCCTAGAGCCATTAAAAGCAAGGTATACATATCAATTATGTAAAGAATGGATGCCGGCTACATTTGAACGGTATGATGAAAAATTAAATTTTATTGATGTAGAAGGAGAATTTGATCCTGATTGTGAGATTAAAGTTGGTGCAGTATTAGATGCAATTGGTAGAGGAAAATATAGTTTATCTCAATGCCAAAACTTCTTACAAATGCTGTATGATGACAAAGTCCAAGACGGTGATATAATATTCTTGCAAGACTATTGGACACCAGGAGTCGAAGCCATTTGGTATGCATTAGACCTGTATGGATATAAGAATGTAAAGGTATATACTATGTGTCATGCTCAATCAGTTGATGAATATGATTTTACATATCCTATGAGAAATTGGATGAGACCATATGAATTAGGTTTAGATAAAAGATTAACTGGTATATTTGTAGGAAGTTCTATACATAAAGAACAATTAAGAGCAGCTGGATTTGAAGCTCCAATACATGTTGTATCATTACCAATTCATAAACAAGCAACATTAGAAAAACTTCCAGCTGGTGAATATAAAAAGAAAAATACAATTGTATATTCATCTAGATTAGATAAGGAAAAGAATCCTTTCTTTATGATGAAAGTTGCAGAAGCATTCTTAAAAAATCATCCAGATTATGAATGGCATGTAACTACATCAGGTAAAAAATTCAAATCAATGTTACCAGGTGTAATTGATGCATTAGAAAAACTAGCTGAAGAACAACCAAGATTTAAATTAATGACTGGATTAACAAAAGAAGAATATTATACAGAATTAGCAACTTGTAAAATTCAATTTAATTCTGCATTACAAGATTATGTATCATGGACTGTTATTGAATCAACTACTTTTGGAGCTGATGTAGTATTTCCATACTTTAGAAGCTTCCCAGAATTTATAGATGCAGATAGAATGTATAAGCCATTTGATGTAAAAGATGCATTAGAAACAATTGAAGATGCATTAGAAACACCTAAAGTACATTCACATATAGTTGATACATCAGATCTAGGAAGACAGATGGAAGGATATATTATTGCTAATGATTATGAGAATGAATTATGTGTATGGCATGAAAAAGAATTATGTGAATCTTTATTACAACAAGATGTAGATGCAAAGATTTTAGAACAGTATGAACAAGCTTGGGGAGAAGAAAACTAATATGAAAGATTTAATTTATTATCCGTCATTGTCTGCAGGAGGTTGTGCAGGAGACTTTAAAAAGAATAAAGAAGTTAAACCAGGATTATCATGTAGATTTTATGATAAAGATTTTCCTGAAAGATGGAGACATCCTTATTTTCTAATTACAGCAGGTCATCATTATAAATGGGCAGATGCAAGACAAAGATATGGATTAGAAGACGATGTACTAGTATTAGGTGATTCAGGAGGATTCCAATTAGCTACAGGAGCAATTAAATGGGATCCATCATTTAAGAAAACTATATTTGATTGGTTAGAAGCAAATTGTGATTTAGGAGTTAACTTAGATATTCCACCAAGAGCAAAATATGATGGTAAGTTCCATGAATGTATGGATATTAGTTATGATAACTTTAAATATTTTGCAGATAATCAATCTGGTAAATGTAAGTTCTTAAATGTTATTCAAGGTAACAATGTTGAAGAATATGAAGCATGGTATCAAAAAATGAAAGACTTTGAATTTAATGGTTGGTGTATTGGAGGTGCTCAAAAAAGAGTAACCATGTTTATGTCTGCATTAGTTCCTATGATAAAGAATAGAGAATTTGAAAAAGCAAGAAATCAATTTATACATGTATTAGGTATATCAAAAATTTCAGATTTCTTTATGTTAAGCTTCTTTCAAAAGATGGTAAACAAGTATCATGGAGGTAGAATACAAATATCAACAGATTCAAGTTCTCCTGGGTTATATCCAGTATATGGAACTTATTTGCATTCACCTCAATTAAGTAAAATGACCTTTACTGATTTATATTTTCCAAAAGGAGAAAATCTTCCTTATAACGCAGATGATTTAGTTCCTAATCCATTAGGACATCCAGTATCTGAAGGAATGACATTTGGCGAAGTATCAAATTATAAAGGTGATGTAACAATGAAAATGACATTGAATAATTTATTTGTATTTAACGAAACTGTTAAGCAAGTAGAAGAAATAGTAAAATGTCATAACGAGCTATTACAAACAGTAGTTCCAAGAGACTTCTATGCAATACTAATGAGTATGGAAGAAATGTTCCAAGATCCGGATAAAGCTATTCATATCTATAATAAGAATAGACAATTATATGATAGGTTTGGAGGTAGTACAAGAGATTTAGTAAACAATGAAGTATTTAATCAATTTTTCGAATAAAAAAAGGTAAACAATGGAAAAGAAACAATTAACAGGTTTTATTGATAAGTATCATCTAGCAGGAAATGCAAATTCAGTTAGATTGGATATCAAAGATAAAACATTAAGCTGTAATTTTATTACAGATGATCAAAACGTAGTAGGATCTGTATCAATGAATAATTTTGATGTAGATGATGTAACATTAGGAGTATATGCAACTTCTCAGCTAACCAAGTTGTTAACTGCATTAGACAATGATGTTACTATGAGAATTAATAATGCAGATGGTACAGCATTTTCAATTAACTTATCAGATAAAACAACTGATGTAACATTTATGTTAGCAGACTTATCAGTTATTAGACAAGTTCCGGCAATGAAACAATTACCTGACTTTAATGTTAAGATTAAATTAACAAAAGACTTTGCAGATAAATTTGTTAAGTCCAAAAATGCATTGCCTGAAACAGAAAACTTTGCAATTGAAAGTGATGCATTAGGAACTAATATGATTTTAAATTATTCAACTTTGAATACGAATAGAATTACATGGCCAACTACTCCAGAAGGAGAACAAAGCGATCTTAAAGCAACTTGTTTTTCAGCTAATTTATTTAAAGAAATATTAGTTGCAAATAAAGAAGCAGAGACAGGATATATTGAAGTATCAAGTGCAGGACTAGCAAGAGTATCATTTACAGGTAAAGATTATTCATCTACATATTACCTAGTACAATTACAAGCTAATTAATATGTTTGGAAATCAAGAAAATACACTTTGGGTAGAAAAGTTTCGTCCAAGTACATTAGATGGATATGTTGGTAATGAATTAATTATTAGTAAAGTAAAATTATATCTTGAAAATGGTGATGTTCCTCATTTATTATTTTATGGAGGTGCAGGTACAGGTAAAACAACTTTAGCTAAGATTATTGCAGGTAATGTTGATGCAGATATTATGTATATAAACGCATCAGATGAGAATAATGTAGAAACAGTTAGAACTAAAGTAAAAAACTTTGCAAGTACAATTGGATTCAAAAGATGGAAAATTGTAATATTAGATGAAGCAGATTATATGACTCCAAATGGCCAAGCTGCCTTAAGGAATCTAATGGAGACATTTAGTAAAACAACTAGGTTTATCTTAACATGTAATTATGTTGAAAAGATAATTGATCCAATTCAATCTAGATGTCAGGTATTTGGAATTACTCCTCCTAATAAAAAAGAAGTAGCTAAAAGAATAGTTACAATACTTAAGGAACAGAGTATTAAATTTGAAATGAATGATTTGGTAACATTAATAAACAATGGATATCCAGATATTAGAAGAGTGTTAAATTCTGCTCAAAGACAAGTAATAGCTGGTGAATTACAAATAGATAAAGAAAGTTTAGTACAAGCAAATTATATGACTAAGCTTTTAGATATCTTACAAAAAACAGAAGATAAAAAAACATGCTTTCAAGACATTCGTCAGCTAGTTAATAATAGTAAGGTAAAAGATTTTACTGCACTTTATAAATTTTTATTTGATGAAGTAGATAATTATGCTACAGGTCATATCGCAAGTGTAATTTTAATTCTAGCAGAATCACAATATCAAGACGCATTTGCAGTTGATAAAGAACTTCATATTATGTCGACTATGATTAAAATAATTAATGAAATTAAATAAGGGAAATAATGTCAAAAGTAATAGGAATGGGTGGTAAGGAACAACCTGGAGCTCAAATAAAATTAGATTATAACGATCTTAAAGATCTTGTTTGTGAAAATTGTGGATGTAAATTTTTTAGACAAGTTAATGCATTTAAAAAAATAGGCGCATTAGTATCACCAACAGGAAAGGAACAGATTATTCCGATCCCGGTATATAGATGTGATGAATGTGGACATATAAATAAAGAATTTTTACCAAAAACAAAATAGGAGAATAAAATGGCAAAACAATTAAAATTTGACTTAGAAGCAAGAAATGAATTATTCAATGGTGTAGAAAAATTAGCATCAGCTGTAAAAGCAACATTAGGACCTAAAGGAAGAACTGTCGTAATAGAATCAGAATATGGAAATCCTATTATTACTAAAGATGGAGTAACAGTTGCAAAAAGTATTGAATTAGAAGATCCAATTGAAAATTCAGGAGCATTGATAGTAAAAGAAGCTGCAGCAAAAACAAATGACCAAGCTGGTGATGGAACAACAACAGCAACAGTATTAGCTCATGCAATTCTTAAAGAAGGATTTAAGAAAATTGCAAATGGTGCTAATCCAATTGAATTAAAAAGAGGAATTGATAAGACAGTTGTTAGAGTAGTAGAATATTTAAAAGAGAAAGCAAGACCAGTATCAGGAAATTCAGAAATTGCTCAGATTGGAACAATATCTGCAAATAACGATCCTTCAATTGGAAGTATTATTGCAACTGCAATGGAAGCTGTAGGTAAAGATGGTATAATTACCGTAGAAGAAGGTAATACAGCCGAAACAGAATTAGATATAGTAGAAGGCTTACAATTTGATAAAGGTTATTTATCTCCATACTTTGTTACAGATACAAATAAAATGGAAGCTGTAATTGAAGATGCATATGTATTAATCATAGATAAGAAAATATCTGATATGAAAGATTTATTACCTATTCTTGAAAAAACTATGCAGGCCGGAAAACAAGTTGTAGTAATTGCTGAAGATGTAGATGGAGATGCATTATCAACATTGGTAGTAAATAAAATTAGAGGTAATCTAAAAGTATGTGCTGTTAAAGCTCCAGCATTTGGTGATAAAAGAAAAGAAATGTTAGGTGATATTGCAATCCTAACAAATGGAACAGTACTAGAATCAGAATCAGGATTTAACTTAGAAGATGCTCAACTTGATCATTTAGGCCAAGCTGGAAAGATTATTATTACAAAAGATAATACAACAATTATAAATGGAGCAGGTTCAAAAGAATCTATTACTGAAAGAGTTGAACAGATTAAAACATTAATTGAAGATACAGATTCTGATTATGAACAAGAACAACTTCAAAGTAGATTAGCCAAATTATCAGGTGGTGTTGCAATAATCCGAATAGGAGCTGGTTCTGAAATTGAAATGAAAGAAAAGAAGGATAGAGTTGATGATGCACTTAATGCAACTAAAGCAGCGGTCCAAGAAGGTATTATACCAGGAGGAGGAACAACGTTACGAAGATTTAAAGATACTTTAGATGATGAAATCTTTGAAAATGCGGATCAATGTTTAGGTATGGAGATTGTACTTGCAGCTTGTAAAGCTCCATTTAATGCTATTATGGAAAATGCAGGACTTAATGCCGATGTTATCTGGAACGAAGTTGAAATGACCGGCGAACATAGTGGTATTGGTTATGATGCAAGGTCAAGCAAGGTTGTTGATATGATAGAAAAAGGAATCATTGATCCAGTTAAGGTAACAAGAGTGGCGTTAGAAAAAGCAGCATCAGTTGCAGGAACAATGTTAACAACAGAATGTGTAGTAAGTATCATACCAAAAGAAGAACCAGTTCCTGTAGGACCACAATATAACTAATATGAAGAAACCAGCTACTATATTTGATCATATTGCAAATTTAACTCATAAAAAGAAATCATGGGATAAATTAACAGAGGCAGACCAAAAATCATTTGCCCCTTATATTATAAATAGATGGTTATCAATGCATCCAGATCTTATTGAAATTATTGACATGTTTCAACAATATACAATTGGACCATTAAGTAAAAAACATGTATATCAATTATACTATGATATTTTACCAAAGGCAAATGTAAGAGCTAAATATATTAAAGGTAAGAAATCAAATAAATACAACAAAGAACTTGTATCATTTATTAAAGATTATTATCAAGTTAGTTCAATAGAGGCCGAAGATTATATTGATATATTAATTATGACAACTGATGGTATACAAAGCATAGTTTCTGCATTACAATCATATGGTAAAACAGAAAAGGAAATAAAAAAGATATTAAAATGAAAGCAATCAAAGATAGACCAAGAGTAGACTTTAAAGAAAAATCATCAACAGGAAATGAAGCAGTAGATTATTGTGAAACAAATTTTCCTGAAACTTGTAATGAATTTAAGAAAATACTTGAAGAACAATACAAAATGTTTTGTAAAAAACAAAAGAATTATGGGCCAGGTAATATATCGGTAGGAACTAATTTACAAACTCCTGATGATGTTAAATTATCATTGACTGGATTATGGTTTCGTATGAATGATAAAATACAAAGATTAAAGCAATTAATTGTTCTTGGTCATAAAGATGAAGTAGGAGAATCTGAACAAGATACATTCCAGGATTTATCAATATATGGTATTATAGCTCAAATAGTTTCTGCAAACAAATGGGGTAAATAATTTGGTAGTACGAGATATTTTTCTTATATTTATATATGAATAAGTTTTTAAAATACAACCAAAGAGAGCCGAACAAGGCAGAACGAAAGATATCATATTCACAATATGCAATGTATTCAACATGTCCTAAACATTGGGAATTGGCATATGTTCAAAATCTTCGTACTTTTAGTCAATCAATCCATACAATATTTGGAACAGCATTCCATGAAACATTACAAAACTATCTAACAGTTATGTTTAATGATTCTGTTAAGAAGGCCAATGAAATAGATATCAATAAGTATTTAGCAGACCAAATGCATTCTTTATATAAAGAAGCTGTTGAAAAAATGGGCGGCGAACATTTTTCATCATCTAGAGAATTAAATGAATTTTATTCTGATGGTATTGCAATTTTAGATTGGTTTAAGAAAAAAAGAGGTCAATACTTTTCAGCTAAGAATGAAGAATTATTAGGTATAGAAGTTCCAATCTATCATCCAGTTAACAATAAAAATGATAATGTAATGATGTTGGGTTATTTGGATATTGTTGTAAGAGATAAACGAGATAATAAAATTACTATTATAGATATTAAAACTAGTACAATGGGTTGGAATAAATATCAAAAAGCAGATAAAGTTAAAACATCTCAATTAGTATTATATAAAAAGTATTTTGCAGAACAATATGGATATGATGTAGAAAATATTGACATCAAATATATGATTGTTAAAAGAAAACTTATTGAAGGAGCAATGTTTCCTCAAAAAAGGATTACAGAATTTATGCCAGCAAGTGGTAAACCAACCAGAAATAAATTAGGTAAATCAATAGAATCATTTGTAGACTTAAATTTTAATGCAGATGGATCTTATAAAATTAAACAGCATGTCGCGGTCGCAGGCAAGAATAATAAAAATTGTAAATGGTGTGAGTTTAAAGACCGATTAGACTTATGTCCAAAAATTAATAGAATAAAGGAATAAAATTATGCAACTAACTCAAGAAATTATTACAGCTTTAAATGCAAAATATAATGCAGACAAAGCAACAGCAAATGCAAACTTAATTAATTTTTTCAATAATCCTGTAGCAGTAGGCGAACATCCTAATATTGTGGCAGAAGCAGATAAATTAATTGATACATTAGCTCACGCAGAAGGAAAAGTTGAAGTATTAACTAAAATTGTAGAATCAATTAATACAAAAGCAGAATCAGATGCAAAAGATGAAAGTAGCGATAATAGGTAGTAGACATTATGAGAATACTCGTAAGATAAAAGACGCGTTATTTCAACTTAAACAAAAATTTAAAGATGATTTAACTATTTTATCCGGAGGAGCTCAATATGGCGCTGATAAATTTGCAAGAAAGTATTCATTAGAGTTTGGAATAAAATATCAAGAATATAATCCAGCTCATACAACTAAAAATTTATATTCGGCTATGTCTGATAACTATTATAATAAACCATATCATGTATCACAATTTCATCATAGAAATATATTGATAGCAAAAGCTTGTGATGTAATGATGGCATTCATTCCTAATGGAGATAATGCAAATGGAAGTTTAAGTGCAATTAAACAAGCAAAAAAATTAAGTAAACCAGTAACAATAATAACATGAAGAAGTATCTAACATATCATGCTAAATGGCAATTAGGCATTATCGTATCATGGCCATGTATGTATCTATTTTCAGATATATTAGGATGGTCAAATCTTGCAACCGTAATTGGATTCCAGTTTGTAGGTGCAATAATATTTTGGCCAATTGATAAATTTATCTTTAAAAAGATGAAAGGTTAAGTAAGTAAAAGCATATTTATATTAAATAAAAAGAACGGTTATAGGAGAAATATATGGAACCAATAAAGTTACCAAAGTTAAGAAAGATTGACCCAAACAAGCCAAAGAAAAAGAAAATCTTGTTGTTATCAGATGATTTAAGAATGCATTCTGGTATCGCAAATGTATCAAGAGATTTTGTATTTGGAACAATTGATAAATATGATTGGGTTCAATTAGGAGCAGCTGTAAAGCATCCAAATGAAAATCAAGTTTTTGATATATCAGAAGAAGTTGGAAAGAAAATGAATGTAGATGATGCATATTGTAAGATATACGCATCTTCAGGATATGGAGATCCACAAAAATTATTTGAATTAATTCGTATTGAACAACCAGATGCGATTTTACATTTTACAGACCCTAGATTTTGGGTTTGGTTATATTCGATTGAACATCAGATTAGACAACATACTCCTATTATGTATTATAATATATGGGACGATTTACCTTATCCATTCTGGAATGAGCCGTTCTATGAGTCATGTGATTTAATCATGAATATTTCTAAACAAACTAATAATATTGTAAAAAATGTTTTAAGAAAATATCCAAAACCAGATTGGGCAGTTCAATATGTACCTCATGGAATAAATGGAGATGAGTTTTATCCAATTGATTCATTACATTCAGAGTATAAGCAGTTTAAACAAACAGAACAAGGATTTAAGCGTGATAAGGATGTTGATTTTATTATTTTCTGGAACAATAGAAACATTAGAAGAAAACAACCTGGTGATTTAATTTTATCATATAAAACTTTTTGTGATTCATTACCTAAAGAAAAAGCCGATAAATGTATGTTACTTATGAATACTCAAGCTAGAGATGATAATGGCACGGATTTAGTTGCAGTTAAAAATGCACTTTGTCCAGATTATAAAGTTCATATTACAAATGGAGGAGTTCCGTTACAGCAATTAAATTTCTTTTATAATATGGCCGATGTAACAGTTAATATTGCTTCAAATGAAGGATTTGGATTATCAGGAGCTGAATCATTAATGACAGGTACGCCTATTGTTAATAATGTCACCGGAGGCCTCCAAGACCATATGAGATTTGAAGATGATAATGGTGATTGGATCGATTTTAGTACTGATATTCCTAGTAACCATGATGGAACATATAAGAAACATGCAAGATGGGCAAAGGCAGTATTTCCAACTAATAGATCTGTACAAGGTTCTCCATTAACTCCTTATATATTTGATGATAGAGTTGATTTTAGAGATGTTGCAAAAGCAATTAAATATTGGTACGATATGTCAGTAGAAGAAAGAAAAGAAAGAGGTATGGAAGGACATGATTGGGTTTGTGGAGATGAATCAAATATGTCAGCAAAAAATATGAGTTCATTGTTTAAAATTCATATTGATAAATGTTTAGAAAGTTGGACACCTAGAAAAAGGTTTACGTTATATAAAACAGGACCTAAAGTAAAAATTGAAAAATCAGGAGTAATAGCATGATGAAACCGTTAATAGTAGTACAAGGACCAGTCGCAACTAGATCAGGATATGGAAATCATACAAGAGATTTAGTTAGAAGTATAATTGCAATGGACAAATATGAACTTAAAATCATATCATTACCATGGGGACATTGTCCTATGGATGCATTAAATGTACAAGATCCAAAGGATAAAATGATTATTGATTGTTTTTTAAGACAACAATTAAATAGACAACCAGATATATTTATTCAAGTTTCAGTTCCAAATGAGTTTAATATGGGACCTGATGGAAAAGAAATAAAGCCAGGTAAAATAAATATTGGTGTTACTGCAGGAGTAGAAACAGATGTTTGTCCAGCCGAATTAATATTAGGATGTAATAGAATGGATTTAGTTATTGCAACTTCAAAACATTCAGCTGATATAATTATGAAATCTACATATGATAGAATGGACAACAATACTCAGAAAAAAATTGATGAACTTAAATGTACTACTCCAATAAAAGTATTACATGAAGGATTAGATTTAGAAGTATATAAGAAAACAGCTGAATTAGATAGATCAATAGTAGATACATTAAATGAAATTCCAGAACAATTTTGTTTCTTATCGGTAGGGCATTGGATAACTGGTGTAATGGGAGAAGATAGAAAAGATATCGGAATGACTATTAAGACATTTGCTGAAACATTTAAGTCTACAGGTTCAGGAAAAAGACCAGGTTTAATTCTTAAGTCTAGTGGTGCAACATTTAGTATTATTGATAGAGATCAGATACAATCAAAGATAGAAGATATATTAGCACCATATGGAGATAAAGCCCCAAATGTATATTTACTCCACGGAGATTTATCAGATAATGAAATGAATTCATTATATAATCACCCAAAGGTAAAAACAATGATATCATTTACAAAAGGAGAAGGATATGGTAGACCGTTAGCAGAATTTGCTGCAACAGGAAAACCAATAATGGCATCAAATTGGTCAGGCCAATTAGATTTCTTACATCCTGATTATTGTACATTGTTACCAGGTAAATTAACAAAAGTTCATAAATCAGCTGCAAACCAATTTTTAGTAGAAGGTGCACAATGGTTTACTGTACAATATAGTTATGCAAGTAAAGTAATGAAAGATATGTTAAAGCATTATAAAAAATATCTAGAAAAGTCTAGGAAGATGCCACAACATATGAAAAATAATTTTAGTATGGAAAAGATGACAGAAAAGTTTTCTGAAATGATAGGTAATTTAGATATTCCAGTAGCTCCACAAAAAATGGAATTAAAGTTACCAAAATTAAATAAAAAATCACCACCTAAAATTAATTTACCAAAATTAAAAAAGGTTAAAATATGAAAAAAGAAACAACAAAAATAGAATTCGCAGAAGATGATTCTAAGTTAAATTTAGAATATGATGATGTATCACCATTTACAGGTAATAAATGTGTATTAATTGAAGCTGATGTAAAAACTGGAATGGAGTCTCGTATATGCATGGAAACAGGATATACAACTACTGATAGATGGGCTGTAGGAAGCCGAGCATTAGATCAATATGAAACAATGATAACTCAATTATATAAAGATACAAAGTTTACAGATCAAACATTAAATCAAGTATGGTATTTAGCTACCATGAGAAATCATTTAGCATGTTTATATGCAGATGGAACATCTAAAGATGATTATGTATGGAAAATATCATATGTAAAAGCATTAGATGCAGATGAAAGATTAAAATACCCAGTAGATGGACAAGAAGGACAATACCATACTCATAAAGTAGATATTGAAAATGCAATATCATTTGATAAAGATGATTTCAAAAGTTGTATAGATAAATTTTATGAAACAATGGGAGAATCAATATAATGAAAATAAGTTACGCAATAACAGTATGCAATGAGCATAAAGAAATACAAAAGTTATTAACATTTTTATTTGAACATAAACGACAACAAGATCAAGTTGTAGTTCAAATGGATATGAATGCAACTAAAGAAGTTATAAATGCATGTGAACAATTTGAATCAAAACAAGCATCTGAATATAGTTTAATTCAACATTCATTAGATAAAAACTTTGCTGCATACAAAAATAATTTAAACAAGGCATGTCATGGAAGTTGGATATTTCAAATAGATGCAGATGAAATTCCAAATGAATATTTAATGGAAGCACTTCCTTTTATCCTAGAAGCAAATGATGATACAGAAGCATTTTGGGTGCCAAGAGTAAATACAGTAGCAGGAATTACCGATGAACATATTGCCAAATGGGGTTGGAGAGTAGATGATCAAGGTTGGGTAAACTTTCCAGACTGGCAAATGAGAATATATAGAAACAAAGAAGAAATATATTGGATAAAGCCAGTACATGAACAGTTAAAAGGTTATACTAAATTTGCAAATCTTCCCCCAGAAGAGAAGTTTGCATTATATCATCCAAAAGATATTGGAAGACAAGAAAAACAAAATGCATTCTATGACACAATATAAAAAATATCCAAGATCATTAACAGAATTTAAAACATCAAACTATACTCCAGGAGATCATTTTACTATTCCAAAGAAATGGGATAATTTTACAATGCATGCTCCATTATGGAAAAAGACGTTAGATCATTTTTTTGCTAACGGTAAAGATTTAAAATTTTTAGAATTAGGATCTGGTAATGGTTTATGTGCAAATTATATGTTAGATAATTATGATTGTCATGTTGATACAATTGATATAGATGAAAACCATATAGTTCCAGAAGCTAATGTATCATATATAGTTAGTACAATAAGCAATCTGCAGCCATTTATTTCTGCAGGAAGGTGTTCATTTCATCATACTACCACAAAAGAATTTTTATTATCTAACCAAGATAAACAATATGATTTTATATATGTTGATGCATCTCATGATAGAGAATGGGTATTATATGATGCAGTAAATGCATTTCCATTATTAAAAGATGATGGACTAATGATCTTTGATGATTATGGTATGAAGGATTGTAAAAAAGGAGTAGATGCATTTCTAACTTGTTTTGATAAATTTGTAGAAATATTTTATGTTGATTGGCAGTTAATGCTAAGAAAAAAACAAAATTTACAGACTCAATAATGAATATATTAGTAACAGGAGGATTAGGATTTGTTGGCTCTACATTAGTTGATGAATTGTTACATGACGATCATACCGTTACAGTTATAGATAACTTATCATCAGAATCTAGTTCAGAAGAATATAAAAATCAGTATGTAGAATATATAATTGATGATATTAGAAATATTGATAATTTAGATTTACCTAAATTTGAAGTTATATTTCATTTAGCTGGACTTGCAAGGATACAACCAAGTTTTGAATCACCATTAGATTATATAGATGTAAATGTTAATGGTACAGCAAAGATATGTGAATTTGCAAGGAAGTGTAATGCAAAATTAATTTATTCAAGTTCTAGTTCAATAAACAATGGTGAATATAAAACTCCATATACATTTTCAAAATGGGGAGGAGAAGAAATACTTAAAACATGGATTCAATGTTATAAATTAGATGCAACAATTACTAGATTTTATAATGTATATGGACCAAGAGAACCACAAACAGGAAATTATGCAACGGTAGTTAGAAAATTTATTCGAAAATATAAGAATAATGAACCATTAACAATCGTAGGTGATGGAAAACAAAGAAGAGACTTTACTCACGTAGATGATATCGTATCAGGTCTAATACAAGTAATGGAAGCAGGTAACAAAGGAGAACTATATCATTTAGGTAGAGGCATAAATTATTCTATTAATGAATTAGCAAATATGTTTACAGACGCAAAAATTGAACATGTTCCTTTAAGAAAAGGAGAGGGAGAAGTTACATTAGCTGATTATGAAACGACATTTAAAAAATTAGGTTGGTCAGCCAAAAAAAATTTAATTGATTATATAAAAGGAATTGAGTGATAAAGGTTAAGATATTAAATGCACAAGAAGGTAGGAATGAACCTACCTTTCGTCCGCTATTGATGGTAGCTGATATGCTACGTGAATATAGTATTGATCTTACACAGTCTAATAGTTATGATTATCTATTTATAGGAATGAATGACTTTATAGATAAAAGCCAGCCATTACAAAAAAGTATAGACTTTGGGTTAGAACGTTTATCTAAAATTAACGGAGATTACTTTTTATTTGACGGATCAGATTCAACATCATTAATGGGAGCATATGAAGTGTTAGAACAAAGTAATGCAATGTTTCTAATGAAGAATCAAAAATTCCATACCCCAGAAGAATATTCAAAGCCATATGCATTCAATAAATGGTTTTTTGGTACAGGAAGTGGATTAGATTTATCATATAACATTTCAAAAGAAAATTGGAATCGGATAAAATTTTCAGGATATAATTTAGGATACCTATTACCTCAATATAGAAATTTCCAACCTATTAGTACAGATAAATCAATTGATGTTTGTGCAATATTCCAAGCAATTCATAAAGAAAATTATGATCATAAAGTTCGTAACGATGAACATTATACAAATCATAGAAATGGGTTATGGAAAAAGTTGGAACCATTAAAATCTAAATATTCAATGTTAACAGATAAGTTACCGTATAATGAATATATAGAAAATTTACGTAAATCAAAAATAGTATTAGCACCATTTGGTATGGGAGAATTATGCTTTAGAGATTTTGAAGCTATGCAATATGGAACAATAATCTTAAAACCATCTCATGATAAAGTTGATACAATTCCTAATGTATATGAAGATGGAAAAACTTATATAGCATGTAAATATGACTGGTCAGACCTTGAAGAAAAGATAGATTATATATTATCTAATTTCCAAGAATTAAATGAGAAATTAACCCATAACCTGAGACAACAATTTGTAGAAAAGTATTCATATCATAATCTATGTATGTATTATTATAATTTATTTTCAAATCTAACAGGAGTGCAAAATGGTTAACTATTCAATAGTATCAGTTGTTAATGAACAATATAAAAAGTTTGCATACGTATTTGTAAAAAGTGCATTGGATAACTTGAATTTAGATTATGTTCATGAGATATGTTTACTTAATACAGGTATGAATGATAATGATGTCTCTAAATTAGAATCACTACATAAAAAAATACGTATAGTAAAAGCAGACCAAATTGTATCATCTGGAAAAGGTTGGGATTCTGGCTGGAAGGAAAATGTTGATCTTAAAACTAAATTTGTTCAAGAATATATAAATTCAAATGAACTTCGTACATGTATGATAGACATTGATTGTATGTTCACAAATGATATATCAGATGTAATGTCAGTAGATAAAGAAATAGTATTATGTGATAGGTCAGAACATTTGAGTAACTCTCCATATATTGCATCATTTGTAGGATTTCTTAATATAGAAAAATCTAAAAGGTTCTTATCTGACTGGAGAAATTGTATGAAAACTATATCAGGATTTCAAACAAAAGAAACTCCTGCTTTATGTAAGATATCAACCAATCCTGAATATAATATTGGAACATGTTCATATAAAATTATAGGCCTATACTATGATAATTTATATACAGATGATACTAGAATTATTCATTTTAAAAGTGATGGATCATCATTAAATCTACCCATGGATAAAGGAGTTCAGGTACGGTTAGGAAAATTTAAACAGTTTTCAGAAATTATACAAAGGTATATACAAGATGTGTAGTTTTATATTTACAAATAAAGAAGTAACAGATTTAGATCATATAAATCAGTTTGCAAAATTTAGAGGACCTGATCTTACTAATTCCTTAAGTAAAAATGGGTATACGTTTATTCATAATTTATTAAGTATCACAGGAGAATTTACAAAACAACCATTTGAACAAGATGGAATAGTTTGTATTTATAATGGAGAAATATATAATTTTGATTCGTTCGGAGATTATAATTCAGATGGTGAATGTTTAATACCTTTATATAAAAAATATGGAGATACTTTTATCCAAAAACTTGATGGTGAGTTTGCAATAGTATTAGTCGATTTTAATAAAGATAAACTAATCTTAAGTTCAGATATATTTGCAACTAAACCAATCTATGTTGGTGTAAAAGAAACAGATAAAATTGAATTAGCAATTGCATCATATGCAAGTTCTATAAAGCGTTTAGGGATAGAAACTGTCAACAAAATACCAGCTAATACTATTGGAGTATATCAATTAAGTAATTTTGAATTTTTAAATGAATATACTGTACATGAATTTGATATAAACCAACATAAAAATACTTATGATGATTGGATTAAGGCATTTGAAAATTCAATACAAAAGCGATCAAGAAATTTAACTGTAAAAGCCTTCCTTGGGTTATCATCAGGATATGATAGTGGTGCAATAGCATGCGAACTTCATAAACAAAATAAAGACTTTAGAGCATATAGTATTCTAGCAGCCGAAAGTAAACAAATTTTAGATGATAGAAGTGATATCATTAATGATACTGAAATGATAGAAATGACTCGTGAAGAATATTTTGATAGAGTTCAATACCTTAAGGATAATGGCGAAGAATTTTCATATAATAGTAGATATAAGACTTATAACTATAAAGGAGATAAAGCTTCAAATGGCCTAGCAGCAATATGTGACCGCGGTCATAAACAAGGATATAGGATATATTTTTCTGGCCAAGGAGCAGATGAAATACTTTCAGATTATGGTCATGCAGGACATAAGATATATGGCCATAGCGAATTCGGAGGTAAATTTCCAGATGATTTATCTACAATATTTCCATGGTATAGTTTTTATGATGGAACTCAGATACAATATTTAAATAAAGAAGAATATGTAGCTGGAGCATATAGTATTGAAACTAGGTATCCATTTTTAGATAAAGATCTTATACAAGAATTTTTATGGCTTTCTGCAGATTTAAAAAATAAGTATTATAAAGGTCCTTTACATGTATATTTAGAACAAAATAATTTTCCATTTGAATCAGGAAAAAAGATTGGATTTGGTGCAGATAAAAATCTAAAATAATTAGTTTAATTGAAAAAATTTTTATATATTAGAATATGAAGAAAGATATAGTATTTATGACATGTTTTGAACAAGCTCCAGATTTATTGGATTATAAAGAGTGGTGTTTAAAATCATGGAAACCGTGGTGTAAAAAACATGGTGTAGAATTATTCATTTTATCAGATGAGTTAAGAGATAAAACAATTATGAAGCCTACATGGCAAAGATGGCATGTATTTGAAATTTTAGAAGCAAATGATATTGATTACAACCAGGTTGCATTAGTAGATGTTGATACAATGATTCATCCAAATGCTCCAAATTTCTTTGATTTAACAAATGGTGAGTATTCTGGAGTTCAGGACGATCTAATGGTAGAATGGGTTCATAATAGTATTACAGGATATCAAGATATGTTTCCTAATACAAAATTTGATTGGACAACATATATGAATAATGGATTTATTGTTATGTCTCCTAAACATAAAGAGTTATGTAAATCTATTACAGACTTTTATTATGCAAATGAAGATGAATTGCGAATGAGACAACATCAGACATTAAAAAAAGGTTCAGATCAAACTCCTGTTAATTATCTAGTAAGAAGAGAAAATAATCCAATTACTCATCTAAGTAAAAAATGGAATTTTACTCATATGCATATAAGAGGAGTACTTCAAAACTTTTTATTTTTAGATTGTGCTTGGTTATATCATTTTAATGGATTTGATAAATCAATGAGAAATGATATTATGAAACAAACTTGGCAAGAAATGGAAAAACGATATGAAAACTAAATTTGCAATAGGATGTTTAGTTCAATGGTTTGAATGTGATATCATTGAAGAATATGTGGATTCATTAAAGGATGCTATAGAAGCATATGATGGACAAGTTATAGTTGATTTCACAATTGTAGGCAACCAAGACCTAGAAAAATGTATATCAGAACAACAAATGAAACAATGCATTGGAAAAATTGATCGTATATGTAATATGGGAAACGTTCGTTATACGGATGATCTTCATACAATTGCAGACTATAGAAGGATATTCAATGCCGACTACTGTGATCAAGTAGATGTTCTCTTATGGGGTGAAAGCGATGCCTTATTACCGAAGCAAACCTTTGGCATATTAGATAACTTACATCAAATGTCATTGCAAAATAATAATCCAAAATATTTAGCTTTCTTCGGAACATGTAAGATGTGGGATGATTCTTGGAAGCCATTAGAACATCCAGATTTTACAGATAAACCTTTTTATTCTGAACCAGAAGATTTTAAACCTGATCATTGGTGGAGTTTAAGATATACAATGTCAAAAGAAGAAATGAACAAAATAAATGATAAGACAGATGAGTTGGATGTTAGGATAATGCCCCAGCATAAATTTAACGGGTGTGGACTAGTAATCTCTTCGGAGGTAATTCGAGCTGGCGCTAATATTCCAAAGTCTGTTTTCTTTGTTCATGAAGATTCTGCATTTATGTGGATAACAAATAAATTGTTAGGAAATATACCACAATATGTAATTAAAAATATACTGTTAGTTCATAACAGAAATCATCCAAATAAAAGAATGTATGTTACAGGAGAAAGAACAGATGGTACTATGAACGAAAAAAGAAGAAGTAATGATTGGTATGTAAAAGCTAATCAAATGAGTGAACAAAATTATGTTAACTTATTCAATCCAAATTATAAATCATTTACTTGGGAAGACGTATGGAAATAGTTATATGTATAGATGATGTACATCCAGAAAAAGGTTGGGGACTTAAAGGCGATAAATGTATGGAATATTTAGAAAAACTAAATCAAGAATTTGGTGCTAAATTTGTATTATTCATTCCATCTAATTACCATGATAAATATCCTATATCAGATCATCAGGAATGGATTGATTGGTTAAAATCAAAAGATTATTTTGAATTAGCAGCTCATGGACATTACCATATGTGTGAAAGAACTGATATTGGAGAATGTGAATTTTTTGAATTAGATACTGCAGACAAAGTTAAATCAAGGATCTGGCAGATGATGGAAGAATGGTCAGATGTTGGACACAAACCATCAGGATGGAGAAATCCAGGCTGGTTATGTACACCAGAAGCAGTTAAATGGTTAGGTCCTTTATTTAAATATTCGGCTATACATTATGAACATAATAGAGGTTTGGTTTGGGATTGTAGGACATTCCAAGGAGCTGATGGTATACATGAAACTGATATATCATTACATGACGGTAGAATAATGTTTCAATCACATATTGCAGGCGATTGGAATGATAATTGTTGGAACGAAGATAACTATGAACAATTACGAATGTCATTAAAATACCTAACAGAAAATAATAATGTTGATTTTGTTACTCTCGAAGAGATAAATAATAGAAAGAAAGTGATTTATGTAACAGCCGTAGGAGATGTACCATATATGCAACATACTTATCCATTATTACAAAAATATGCAAGTAAAATAAATGCAGACATTAGAATATTTGATGATAATGATTTTGCAAAACATAATTATCCAAGTCCAAACTTCCTATTATTTGATATCTTTAAAGAATTTGTTGATAGCAAATATGAACAGATGATGTATATAGATGCAGATATCAGAATATTAGATAATGCACCAGATATATTTAATGAAGTAGAAAAATTTGGAATGGTACAAGATCATAAAGCTGATATGTGGAGACGAGAAGCAATGCAAACTTGGTTAGATAAACATCATGTAGGAATGAAAATTGATCATTACTTTAACGGAGGAGTTATAGTTTCTAATAAACAAAGCATAAATGATATAATAAAAACATTACCAGAAGATATGATGGCATTTTGGAGATCTACAAAAGATACATTTAATGATGGATACAATCAAAATATATTAAATTATTGTATCATCAAGAGTGGAATAGAATATCAAGAACTGCCAGACAAATGGAATAAGGTTTGTAGGAAAGCTACATGTGATGATTATTTTATTCATTATGTAGCAAATAAAGTACAAATTGAAACTGAACTTGATAAGTTTAAGGATAACAAATGTAATCCTAATATAACAATGACATTAGATACATTATTTTAAGATATGTGTAGTATATTATTTAGTAGTAAAGAAATAAAGAATTTGCAATTCGTTAATGAACGAATCAAGCATAGAGGACCAGATTATACTGGATTGGTTAGAGAAGGTAAATATACTTTTGTACATAACCTATTAAGTATTACTGGAGACTTTATAAAGCAGCCATTTAGAGAGGATGATATTATTTGTATATTCAATGGAGAGATATACAATTATCAAGAGTTTGGAGATTATAAATCTGATGGTGAATGTTTAATACCATTATACAAAAAATATGGTAATAGTTTTATAAAACAATTAGATGGCGAATTTGCAATTTTATTAGTTGACCTTTCAAAAGATATCTTAATTGCATCTACTGATATATTTTCAACCAAACCATTATATATGGCCGCGGATGATAAAGATACATTTGGATTTTCTAGTTATGCATCTCCACTACAAAGAATGGAGTTTCAAAATGTATTTAAGATACCTGCAAATAAAACATATATATTCAAGTTATCAGAATTTGGTTTGATAGAAGAACATTCAGTATGTGACTTTGATTTAAATCAACATAAGAACTCTTTCGATGATTGGAACCAAGCCTTTACAGATTCAATGACTAAAAGAGCAACTGGTATTAGAGAACATTTATATCTAGGTTTATCATCAGGATATGATAGTGGTGTTATTGCATGTGAATTATTCAAACGAAAGATACCTTATAAAGTATATACAGTTATGGGTAGAGAACATGCAGAAGTAGTTGAACAACGACATAATATTATAAAAGAATTTGCAGAAGTAGAAACGTTAGATATTAGAGCAGATAGAGAAAGGTGTAGACAGTATATTCATAATAATATTGATCCATTTAGATTTAATATTTATACATCAGATCAATCTAAATATGATAGATACTTTAATGCTAACCTACATGATGATTATGGTGCAATCGGACTAACATATATTTGTGAACATGCAAAGAAAGATAATAGAAAGATATATTTATCAGGACAAGGAGCAGATGAAATATTTGCAGATTATGGACATGATGGTGAAAGTAAAGGAAGACATAGTGAATTTGGTGGATTATTTCCTAAAGATTTATCTTCAATATTTCCATGGCCAAATTTCTTTGAGAGTAGCCAAGAAGCATTTTTAGTGAAAGAAGAATATATTGCTGGAGCATTTGGGTTAGAAACTCGATATCCATTTCTTGACAAAAATGTTGTGCAAGAATTTTTATGGTTAGACGCCGACCTGAAAAATAAACATTATAAATCAGTACTTCATAATTATTTAAAAGAAAATAATTTTCCATTTGAAGAAAATAAAAAAAGAGGATTTTCGGTATGAAGATAGCATTATGTTTATCAGGATATGTAGGCTCGGTATCAAAGTTCCATGCAAAAGGAGCACAAGAAATTGATATTAGAGAAGGATATGGATATTTAAGAAAAAATGTGATTCAAGATTATGATGTAGATATATTTATACATAGCTGGGATATAAATCGTATGGAAGAGATTATTGGAACATATAATCCTTGTCTATATCAAATAGAACCACAAATACAACAATTTAAAGTAGACCATTCCAAATTTTCTAATTCACCAGATGGAAAGGTTGGAAATCAATGGTCAATGAGAGATGTAGTATTTCAATGCCAGAGTCAAAAGTATTCTAGAATGAAATCGGTTGAATTAAAAACAACTTATGAAAAGGCAAATAATTTTGAATATGATTATGTATTCCTATCAAGATTTGACCTAGCCTTTATGAACCCATTTCCATATGATAAAAAGTTTAAATGGAATGGAAAGGATTTTTCTCATGATGTAGAAATTAAAAAAGATAAGGTATATGCAGCAGGAAATAAAAGACCAGGCGCAATAAATGATTTTTACTATTTAACAGATTCCAAGAAGATGAATATCATTGGCGATCTTTATAATCATATGGAAGCAGCAGGATTAGGTAGATATATTAATATACATCATGTAGAATATAATTATTTAGTAAATATGAAAAATTTACCTATAGAATATTTATATACAAGACCATGGGGTGATCCAGTATGGAATGGTGATATAAGGTTATTACGTACAAATCCAAATATAAAATTGAAGAAATGATGAAAACAGAAAGAATTCTATATACAGGCGGAACATTTGATATATTCCATTATGGACATGTAAATTTATTAAGGCAATGTAAAATGATTGCTGATAAGGTAATAGTATCATTAAACTCAGATGAATTTATAAAAGAATATAAAGGAGAATATCCAATATTAAGATATGATGAACGAGTACAGGGCGTATCAGAATGTAAATATGTTGATAAGGTAATTAAAAATACAGGTGGAATTGATAGTAAGCCGGCCATTATTAAATCAAATGCAAATATAATAGCTATTGGAACAGATTGGGCAGAAAGAGATTATTATCAACAAATGGGATTCACTCAAGATTGGTTAGATGAAAATGGAATAGTATTAGTGTATTTACCAGATTCTAGACATTTAATATCTACATCAGATATTAGAGCTCGTATGGAAAAACATTATAAAAATTATTTAAAAGATGATGCAGGATTATAAAGTAGTAGCTGAATATCTTAAAGAAAAGATAGATTTTAATCCTAAGGCGGGAATTATATTAGGTTCAGGTTTAGGTAAAATGGCCAACAGTATAGATATAAAAGCATCAATAAGTTACGATACAATACCAGGATTTAAAAAGGCAACCATAGAAGGACATGCAGGAAATTTATTATTCGGATACTTATCAAATGTCCCAGTAGTTGCTATGCAAGGCCGTAATCATTTCTATGAAGGACATTCAATGCAAGAGATTACATTTCCGATCAGAGTATTAAAATATTTAGGAATTGAATATTTGATAACATCGAATGCAGTAGGCGCAATGAATGAAAATTATGAAATTGGAGATATTGTTATAATTGAAGACCATATAAATCTAATGGGATCAAATCCATTGATAGGACCTAATGATAATGAAATGGGAATACGATTTCCTGATATGAGTCAAGTATATGATAATGAAATGGCCAATCTTGCAAGAACATATGCAACCAATAATAATATTCGTATACATGATGGAATTTATGTTGCATTAGCAGGACCAACATTTGAAACTCCAGCTGAATATAAATTTTTAAAAATTATTGGAGCTGATATAGTAGGTATGTCAACAGTACCAGAAGTATTAGTTGCAAAACATATGGGGTTACCAGTATATTCAATGTCAATAGTTACAGATTTGGGTATAGAAGGAAGAATAGTTAAAATAACTCATGAGGAAGTACAAGCGGCCGCGGATGCAGCTGCAGATGACATGATCAATATAGTTAAACATATAATAGTTAATAAATGAAAATAGCATTTTTTACAGAAGGTGGTTATCAAGGTAAGGTTTCTAGAGATAATCAAAACATGAGAACAGAATTAGCATGGATGTGTGCATTAGATGCAGACCATTATAACATAAATGCAGAATTACCAAAATATTCTGATAGGTATGATTTAGGTATTATTATTATTCCTAAAAAGAATCCTCAATTTGATCTCGAAAAAATAAAGATGTGGTGTTCAAAGGTAGCTTCTATGCAAGAAGGTCCACATTGGTATTTCCAGGATTATCCATTAGAACAGCAAATTTGGTTTTACAATACATTAATGGATATGGATTTTCTTTTTGTTCATAATGAAATAGATAAAAAGTATTTTGAAGGATTAACAGGTAAAGATTGTAAAGTAATGCCAAGTTTAATGATAGAGGATTCTATTAAGTTTCCTAAATTAAATAGATCAAATGTTATGATAGGAGGAAATTTTTGTCAATGGTATGGAGGATTTGATTCGTATATAACTGCACAAGAATTTGATTGTCCTATATATGCTCCAAGTATGGGTAGAAAGATTGAAAATGAACATTGGATGGAAGGACTAAATCATTTACCGTATATGACTTGGGTAGAATGGATAAAGAAATTAAATAATTTCAAATACGGAGTCCATTTAATGAGAACTCATGCAGCAGGAACATTTGCATTAAATTGTGCATATCTAGGCATTCCATGTATAGGTTATGATGGATTGGATACACAGATGAAACTCCATCCTGATTGTACAATAGAATTGGGTGATATAACAAAAGCAAAACAAATCGCCAAAAAGCTTAGGAAAGATGAAGAATTTTATTTATATTGTAGTAATATAGCAAAAGAAAGTTATAAAAAGTATTATCATGAAAATCAGTTTTATAGTTCCATCAAGGAACAACTTAAAATATCTTAAATGGTCATATGATTCTATTAGAAAGAATCAAGGTGATCATGAAGTAGAAATTTGTGTAGCAGATGATGCTAGTACAGATGGTACATGGGAATGGTGTAAATCAACTATGGAATCAGATTCTAATTTCAAGGCAATTAGAAATGAAGGACCAGATAGACAAGGATTAGTTATATTAAATGATAAACTAATCAATGAGACAGCTAGTCATGATATTTGTATGGTATGGCATGCAGATATGTATTTATGTCCAGAAGCATTAGATGCAATTAAGTCTCATATAAAACCTAAAACAATTGTTTCATTAACAAGGATCGAACCACCTTTACATCCAGAAGGAGTAGAAAAAATAGTAGAAGATTTTGGAGTAGAACCTGAAGAGTTTAAAGAAGATGAATTACTAAGATGGTTAGTAGGATTTAAACAAGGAGAGGAAATTCCTGATACAGAAGGTATATTTGCACCTTGGGCATTCTACAAAAAAGAATTTCAAGAGATAGGAGGGCATGATAAATTATTTGCTCCACAATCAAAAGAAGACTCTGATATCTTTAATAGATTTCAATTAAATGGAACTAAGTTTTATCAAACCTGGAAAGGATTTGTGTATCATATGACCAGTAGAGGATCTAGATTTAATCCATATTCAGGAGGTGCACCAGGTAAAAATTCAGAAGAATGGATTGGAACTACTACTAGGAACATGAGGAATTTTATAAGAAAATGGGGCCATGCAGTAAGACATGATGAATTTATGAAACCTATCATTCCGCCAAAGTATGACATTGGATTTATTATT